TAATGTTGTGCTAACAGCGAAATCGGCTGTTATTTTCTTCAAGTATATCACCTTGCGAACAAATATAAAAAAAGTGCGGTACACCACGAACGGCGTACCGCACTTTTTTCGGCAAATCGGGCAGGATTTAACATTTATAGCTTGAATCCCTTGCCTTTCCTTTGCGGTTGTATAGGTCGGCGTATGTTCTGCCTTAACTTCTCGAACTGTTCCTTAAACCACTCGGCAATGGGCTTTCGGTCGATGACAAGAACCAATTTAGTCCCGTCCGTGGGGTCTTTCAGCACTTGGAAACCTGCCCTTTCGGTCGTGAATTTCCGTCCGTGTTCCTCCGAGTAGAGTTCCCCCGTATACTCCAACGGCTTTCCCTTGACGAGCGTTGCGGTCTGCCTTTCATCGAACCCGACAAGGCGGCAGAGGTTTTCGATACGGAGCATTTCACGGAAATAGGGAAACCATGCCGCCGCCCTTGCGATTACCGTTTTCAGAAACGATATTTCCTGCTTGTGCCTTGTGTCCTTGTCGGCTATCTCCCTGCCGTGCTTTTGCTGCATTTCCCGTATCTCCCTGCTGTGGTCTGCCTGCATGGTCTGTATCCTATCTTGCAGGGCTTCGATGGTTTCCTCGTGGTCGGCTACCTCCCTATGCAGGGCGGTGTTCTCCCTTTCCAGCGTCTTGACCTTGTTACTGCCGAAAAGAGAACCGACGCTCTCGGCGATGTTGGCGGCTGCGGTGGTTGCCGCCCCTTTCAGCTTCTCGGTCTGTATTTCTTTTTTCGCCCGTCTTAGTTCCTCCCGTGCCGTTTCTTTCTGCTGCTGCAAATCCACCACTTCCGCTTTGAGGTCGTCGGAGAGTTTCTGTATATCCCGATAATACTGCTGCGTGGACTTGTGGCGAGCTTTCGAGCCGTCTATGCCCCTTTGCAGCCCGTATTTCGCCATCGCTTCGGCATAGGTATCTTGGTAGGACTTCAATTTCAGCCGTGTCATAATATCGTCTGCGCACAGCCTCACGGTGTCGGTCGGCTTCTTGCGGTATCGCTTCTTCGTCTGTTCCTCCCTTTTCCTGCGCTTGCGCTCTCCCTTGACGATAGGGACGAGTGTAACGTGTATGTGCGGCGTTTCCTCGTCCCTGTGCAGGTGAGCCGCCACGATGTTCTCCTTTCCGAACGTGTCGGCGAAGTATTTCAGATTGTCGGCGCACCACTCGTCCAAACGCCCCTCTTCCTCTATCCGCTTCATGTCCTCGTGCGTTCCCGACACGTTGATGCGGATAGCCCGTACTTGGTTGCTTCCGATTTTGCGTGTCAGCCCCGCTTCTTCCAGTCTTCTCTGAACAGCCGCCGAACGGTCTTTCACCCCGTCGGGGTATTCGATGAGCCTGCGGTTTAGGTGCGTGCGTGTGGGGTCGGCGTTCTTCGGTATGATGAAACGCTCGATATGTGCGGTTGTTCCGCTGTCGCTGCCGTGCGCCTTTTCCATGTGTAAAACTACGAAACCCATATATTCTTCCTTTCTTTTTTGGCTTGTGAAACAATGATTTTTTGTATCTTCGGGGGCGGCAAATGCCGTCCCCGATGGGGTGTGCAGAGGGGCTTGCCCCTTGCCTTATTGGGGAATTTTCAGCGATACGGAGTATTGCGGCTCGGAAAATTCCCTAATAAGCTACGGTATTTTCTCCGTAAATACCCTGCGGCGTGCCGTCTGCCTTTCGGCTGTGGCTGTTCCTACCACCTGCTTACCCATATAACCCCACCTTATTTTTTCCCTTTCGGTCGGTGGGTGGCGGGGCGGTCGTTTCCGTTTTCAAAGGCTCTTTTGCATGGGGCGGTCGGATACAAGGTTTTCCCGATAAATACGCTCGCAGCGAAGCGAGAGGAAGATTTATCGGGAAACGGCGCAGCCGCCTGACCTTTTAGCCGACATAAAGCCCCGTGCTTGCTTTGCCTTTGTAAACGGAAATGATTGCTCCGCTTTCCTCTGAAAAGAGGAATAGAACCTGCAATATCTATCACCATAGTGATAGATTTGCATGTTGGTATGTTGGTATGCTGATATGTTGGTATGTTTGCATGTTGGTATGTTGATATATCATCATGCTTTCCAACGGCTGTTGGGCTTGCCGTCCGAAACAACCGACACGAATACCTTCGTTTTCTCTTTTCGCCCGTGTATAATCTTTTCCAACAACACTTTGCGGACTTTCGCCGCCCCGAACGATTCAACACGGAAAGCGAGGGCGGCTATCGTTTCGAGGTTGTAAACCTCCGCGCTGTATTTGTCCGATAGGCGGATAATGCGCTTTATGTCATATATAGATAAAACTCCGCTTTTGCAGAGTGCCTTTATCCCTGCCCGAACCGTCGGGGCGATAACCCCGAACAGTTCGCAGATTTCCCGCTCGGTCATGGCGGTTGCGCCTATATCGCTCGGCAGGGAGATATTGCCCTGCCCGTCCATCGTGATAATGTTCTTTTCTTCTTTCATCGGTATTCTGTTCTTAATTAGATGGCTCGGCAGATATTCTTCTCCATATCCTCCAACTTGTGCGACAAGGTTTCCATGTCTTGGCTTATCTTCTGGGCGGTGATTTTGGCGTAAATTTGGGTGGTCTTTATGTTCGTGTGTCCCAAAAGGCGGCTCACCGTTTCGATGGGTACGCCGTGCGACAGAAGTACGGTCGTGGCGTTCGTGTGACGTGCAACATGGTAGGTCAAGCGTACCTTGAAGCCGCATTGTCTGCCTATCTCTTTGAGTATCTTGTTGCAGCTTCCGTTGCTCGGAACGGGGAAAACATGACCGTCCCGAGCCAGCCCCTTGTATTTCTCTATGATACGCTTGGGAACGTCCAAAAGACGGATGTTCGATTCGGTGTTGGTCTTCTTTCTTCGGGTGATTATCCACAGGTTGCCGTCGAAGAATGTTTGCAGGCGGTCGGTGGTGAGGTTCTTCACGTCGGAATACGCCAAACCCGTGAACACCGAAAAGACGAACAAGTCCCGTACAAGTTCATGGGTGGCGTTCTTCATCGGTGCGTCCATGAGCGTCTGTATCTCCGTTTGGGTGAGGTAGCCCCTATCCACGCTTTCGGGAGAGTTGATATATCCTGCAAAGGGGTTGAACGGCAAACGCCCGTCGTTCCTCGCTATGGAAACGATGTGTTTCAACACAATCATGTAGCCCCACACGGTATTGGTATGGCATTTCTTCTCCGTGCGCAAAAAATACTCGAAGTCGTTGATGAACGTGAGGTTGAGTTCCTTTAACGGAATATCCTCACGCTTGTGGGTATGGGGCAGGAACTCCCGAATATGGTTGCAGACCGTCCGATAACGGGTAAATGTACCCTGCGCCCTGCTGTGCCCGACTTTCTTCTCAAACTCGGCGTTGTGCTGCTCGAACAGCTTTAACAATGTTTCCTGCTTGACGCCGATACCGAGATAGGCGTCTTTGAGTTTGGCGGCGGTAACATAACCGTCCGTCTGCATCAACTCTTGATAGCGGCGGTTTACCTCCACACGGATTTTATCTACCGCAAGGTTGATTCTCTGCGCTTCGACACTCTTGCCCGAAGCACGGCTGTTCCTCACGTCCCACAACCGTGGGGGAACGTCCATCTTACAACTGAACTGTTTAATCTCGCCGTCCACCGTGATACGGCACATTAAAGGCAGGTTGCCGTTCGGCTTCTCGCTGCCTTTCTTCACGTAAAATAATACCTTGAATGTACTACGCATAACTCACTCCTTTTTTTGGTTACAAAATTAGTTATTAGTGAGTTACCGACAGCTATGTAAATCTACGCAAAACACAGAAACAGAACTGTTTAGCAAGAAATCTGCACCCGTTACGGGAGTAACGAGGTGGTAACTGAACTTCTGCACCGTTTGGCTTCGAGGTGGTATTTCGTTGGCTCTGTCCCATAGAAAAACAAAGCGTAACGAACGCTCTACCAGCTAATTCGCTACGCTTTGCCCAAATTTACTTTTTCGCTATGTGTTTATTTTAAGAACTAATCCCTCAAAAATTGTTTCTGTCTGGTCTATGGTTGCTTGGTTGCTTTCGCGTGTACTTTCAAACCATGCTCTGTAATCTGGCTTCTCCATAATGCTCAGTATGTTATATCTGCAAAATTATAATATTATCTTGAACAAAGGAAATATGTTACTCTTATTTATTGATTGAGTGCCTGCGGCACGCCATCTAAAGAGAAAAAGAAAACAGAAAATTGAATGACATAATTTTATAAGTCCCTATAAATGAAATAATCTGCAAAATATGTCATTCTCCTATTAAAAGGGAAAACCCTCATGCTTGCGCATGAGGGCTGTATATCTAAAATGCAAACCCTCTGAATTCTTCCTTATCGAGTTTGTTTTGCTCTACCTGTTCTATAACTGCATTATATTGCTCCTGCATATCCAGAATCTTAATAAAGTATGGCAATGATACCTTTTCGGGTAGGTTCTTGCATCGTTTATCGAGTTGGTAGGTTATGCTTATTGGCTCTGTTCTCGATAAGCCTATTGCATTATACTTTGTAAGCAGTACGGACATAGCCCGTTTATCCCACTTGGGAGCGGTTATGCCTTTCACCTTGCAGAAATCGCATATCTCCTTATAAATCCCTGCATTGGTCTTTTTAACAGAGGAATTGATAAAACAGTCTACCGTTAGTTCATAGCCCTTTGCAATCTGCTTTATAAGCCCTAATTGCAGACACTCTTTAATGAGGGCTGTTGTCGTATTTCTTGATAAACCGATACTCTTTGCAATTTGGCTGTTGCGTCATTGGATGGTATCCGTATTATTAAGGCATACCGACTTTAATAATAGCAGAAACCCTGCAATCTTGGCGGGATAGTTCCTCTTAAAGAAACTATTATCGAGGAAGAAATAGTCTTTGTTTGCTGGCTTTATATAGTAGGAATTGCGCTTTATAAAACCTCTGTCTGCATCTTCTTTAATGGTGGTATGCACAGTTAGATAACCTGCGTCTTTCAGCCGTTTAATGCTCCGTCGTATGGTCCGTTCATCCAATTCCGTCAGTAAGGATAGTTTTTCCTCTGTTATATGGGATATGTTGGTCTTGTGATTGGAGCAATATTTAATGGTTGCTCACACGTAAATATCAATAGGCTTACTGTTGCCCGTCTGAAAGTTCACGATTGATTTGGGGATTACTGTATAATTCATCGTTAGCAATGGAATTTTGATTGTTCGTAAATATGATTTCTTTTAAGTGTAGCAGTTTTCGGAAGCAGGCTACGCCGTAATGTTCTTTGGCCTGTTTGCGGTTCTCGAATCACCTGCGGTCTTTGATGTGGTAGTACATGGTCGGTACGACTTTAATAGGTAGTGTATAAGTAGGTATTGTATATATAGGACACTTTTGAGCAGTTTGCACAGGACAGTTTTGAGCAACTCTCTATCCCGTCATTCAAAAACCTACTATCTCTTTAATTGGAATCTTCCACATTTTCTGATTCTGAAATACTCTTTTTATAGAGAATACTTGATTCGTACTCAAAAAATGTGGTAAAGGATTTCACCGCATTTTTTCTGTGTGTGAAATATCTTTTTATAAGGGAATTTCATTTCCCACACAAAAAATATGCGACTATCGCCCAAAGACAAGGACAGCATATCTGCCGTCCTTATCAGTCCTAATAACATATTCTCTATGGAAGAAACAAGAATTACCCTTGTCTGTGAATTGATATGCAAATATGTAAATAATTTAATCGATAATCAAATATTTTAACATTATTTTTTAAGGAAATTTTGCAGGAAAATTCGCTACCTTTGAAAATAACCTTAAACTATCTGTTTTATGGAAATTTATGAATATGTGCATAGCATCGGCAATCGAATGTTCCCTACATACGAAATTGAGGAGGATGGAAAGGAATACCAAGTCGATACCGCTTGTACAGGGGATTTTATCGTACCACACAAGGACGGAAAACTGGATATGTCGAAATTCCCTTTTACCAAAGAGCAGTTCTTGGAGAACACGTCAGTAATTCGTTCGTTACAGGCATTGGGCATCGACATCGAAAAATTCTGGGTGGCATTGCTCTTTGTTTATTACCTTACACAAAAGAAAACAGAGAACGTAATGGCGATTCCTGCACCTGCTTTCGACCAGTTCCGAGCGTTCGCCAAGTATCTCCATGCCAATCCCGATGCCAAAATTCGTATCTGGCGGGGGCGTGAACACGGTGTAACCATCGAATCACAAGAGGCAATACAGATGTTGGGTGCTCTTTTGGCAGAAAACTCCGCCACACTCTATGCCAATCTGTCACGCAATGTGGAGTTTGGCTTGGGCGATTTCTCGATCAATTTGAAAGATTGCTACAAAATTACCTTTGTTGTTGCGTGTCTGCTGCCATTTCTGGAGCAATTCAAGGCCGAGGATAAACGCAGTACAAATCCTACCCAAGTTTCATATAATCTTATGCTCTTAATCTCTCGTATCGTCTATATGTTCGGCTATACAGAGAATAAGAAATATCTTGATAATGATGAAAATATAAAAGCTATCTGGCAACGATACAAGGATGAAGAATGGCATACCATAGGGAGCGGTTTATATTGATAATCTCTAAGTTTAGATGGAACGGGACGGCGATAAGCCGTCCTTTTTTATGCTGTAAATTAAGGGGTAACAGAAATAATACACTTTTCTGCTATCCGACAATAATTGTGTGCCACAATGTGTTATGTATGATTTTCGATTGTATTAACGGCAGAAACGCAAACGAACGCTCCTTGACATACACCCCTCTTCTCGGTTGGGAGGGAGCATCCGAACCGAAAGGCCGAGGGTCGAATCGAACGACGCAACGATGATGGGAGTTTGCCCAAGCCAACATCCGACCGCCGCCAGAGAGCTGGCAAGAGCTCACCAGCCAGACCTAACGCTGAGAAACAAGCATAACTAATACCAAATACTTAATACTTATATAAATAACCATTTTGACCTCGTGGGTGGAGGTAAACCCACACCGATTAATATGAAGCAGTTAGTTATTTCTTCCGTAGAACTCAACCGTAATTTCGCCTTTGTCAAAGGCAACCGTCAAATCAACGCAAAGGCTGTTGCTGCCAAAGTGAAATCCATCCGAGAATATGGGCAATTGTCGCCCATCACCGTAGTTAAAGGAGAAGATGTTTACCTCTCAGGAGGGCACTTGGTAGATCTGGATGGAAATGATATTCCAGACGAACAGACCGAAAATTATTTTGCCGTGCTGGACGGTCAGCACCGTTTGATGGCCTGCTTGAAACTGGGGATGAATTTGGACAACCTCGTGATTGCAGAGCCGTTGAATGTAGAGATGTCCATCGTGGCATTGATTGCAGAAATGAATATCTGTACCACCGCATGGAAAGGCACGGACTATATGGCCGCACCCTGCATGGCACTTGAAATGAAAGAGAACGAGGTATTCGAATTTGCGTTGGAATTACGACGTAAGAATTATCCTCTCTCGACTATCTCGCAGTGGTGTCTTGGAAAGAACACACTGAAACCACGCGATTTCGTAAATGCCATAAAAGAGAAAAAATTACCCAAAGCATTCGAGAATAGCGCATGGTATCAACGGAGCATCAACTGGTATCGGGTAGCACAAGAGAAATTCAGTGAAACCTTCTTGGCAAAAAAATACCTGATAGGGTACATTATAGACCAAGGTCATGAAGCGAAAGACCCCACGGCATTTTACGCTCAAATAGAGGAAAGGATCGAGCAATTAACAGACGAACAGGCTAAACTTATTATGAATCCTCCCAAAGGATTGGTAACACGCGAGCAATTAATTATAGATAATCTTGTCGAATACCTCGGTCGATGATGCCACGATATACGAATAATAGGAAAAAGGAGGTCGGTTACCATATTGGCCGCCGACCTCTAAACTCCTATAACAAGTGCTGCATCGCTGCGTCTATTTGGCTGTTCTCAAACGAATCCAAATAGATTTGAGTGGTGGATAAATCGGAGTGCCCCAGCGATTCGGAAATCAAGGCTACGCTTACTCCTGACCGTTTGAGTACGGTTGCGTAAGTATGGCGGGCTACATAGGTTGTTAATGGCGTATGCAGTCCTATTTTCTCACTCAATTCGTGCAGGCGTTTATTGATGTGCTTCAACGTTTTCTT